CATATTGCAATGCCTGGATCTTTTCATCATGACCCATTCTTACAAACTGCCTCTCATCTAATTTTACAGTAAGAAAGGACTCGTTGTCCATAATTGTAACAGCAAAACCCTTTGGGGCTTGAACTGCATGAAAGGCTTTACGCATAGAATCAGTATACATTTATTTCTCCATTGTTAAAGATGACCAGGTATCAGCCCAATCTTTCTTTGACCTATGATTGTTAAATTCTCTTGATATGTCGCCACCCTCTAGATAAACTCCACCCCATATACCCCACTCCTTGCTAGAAACCCCAACTGCAAAACATTGCTTTGCTACTGGGCATCTACCACATATGGAGTCTACTCCTGGTCTAAGTGTAGGATCATCTTCATACTTTTCAAAAAATAAATTAGTATCAAGACCTAAACACTCAGCATTGTCTTTCCAAACATGCTGTTTCATGTTTACATCCTATATTTGTTTGGAATATCCCAGCCATTGCGATCTAGTTTAAATACTCGTTGTGTGTACCACTGATCATTGACTCTAATACCGTTTACGGCAGTCCTACCCATATCGGTTCTCTTACGCTCTGCAACATCCCAGCCAATCCATGTTAAGGATTTATTAGATGCTACGAGTTTTTCCATTGTTTCTAACTTATTAATTATCATCATCATTCTTTCTATTAGTAACGGAAAATTCCAACTTCAACATTGTTTTGTTCAGCACAGTCAACTAGTTTTGAGTTCTGTTGTTTAGGCTTACTAAGAAATGCAAAGTAGTTAATATGACTCATATTTTCTTCAAGCCAAGGATTAGCAACCTTATAAAACTTAATCTTCCTGCCTCTTGCTTTCATACCACGTTCAGATAGGTTTGAAAACTCTGAAACAAAAGCGTTAATGCGAGCAGGTCCAGCAGAATAGATTACGAATTCTTTATCGTCATCTGACATACCAGAAAGTGCAACCCCCATAGCACGAATGAAGACTGTGTAATCGTCAAAGTCATTCGTTCCCTGCACTGCTACTATCATCTTTTTCTTTTCCATTCTTTAAGTTATCCAATATGAATAACATCTTGTCAATGTCTTTCCTAGACATGTTTTCTATATCTACTGGCTCTGCGGTATCAGGTAAAACCTCACCCTCAAAAGCCTTTGCAACATAAAAAGTATTGTCAGACACCCAATACGCTTGGTTTTCCATAACAATAACCTTAATCATATCCTTTTCTATGCGCTTTGTCAACTGAGAAGGACGCTTTTCGTTATTTGTTATTTCAAGAGAAAAAAAGTATTTAAGCATTCTATGCATATCGCTTTGGCGATACAACGTTTTAGAAAATACTTTCTTACTTCTTTTCTTTATTACTTTAAGTATAGCCCAGTAAGCAATCAATGTCAAGCCCACTATGAGGATATTTTGCATTATTCCTCCTAATTACTCAGACTTTGGCTTTCTATCTACAACTGTTTTTGTTGCTGGAACTGGCTGATCTTGTCCTACAAGTGCAATAGTTTTATTTAACTTTAACTGTGTTTGTAATACAGTAAACTCTAAGTCTGATGCACGTTGTTTATAAAATGTAATTAATTGTATTAGTTCGTCTCTACCCAAATCTTCCACCGCTTTACCCCTTTCTGAAACTAAATGCGCTTCCTATCCACGCTTTTTCTGCCTTATTTTTTTCTCTCTCTACAATTGAGCGGCTCCAGGTAAATCCTGCATCTCCGCCCCAAGCATCCCACATAATACGACCATTAGATGGATTGCTTGTATTATAAAAATCTTTACCCTTTTTATCTACTTCATGACGAGAAAAGAAAGAAAACATTCTTTTAACAGTATCAAGAGACATTGCTGAACCATTAACGATATCAGTTGCTCTACCCCAACCTACAGGAGTTCCAGCCCCAGTTGCTTTGCCTTCTTCTTTCCACTTAAGTGCACGACGAGCAGCAGCCTTCATTCCAGATGTTGGGGTATATGTATCAGCCATTATTTTTTAAACGGATTTAAATCAAAGATAGATCCGCCCCATCCCTTTTCAATGTTTTCTTGTGATGTTTCATCTTTAAAAAGTTTTGTAACTCTTTCTGGTTTTTGTACTTCTTTTGCAAAATCTTCAAACAAAGATTTTTTAGTAGATCTTGGGTGACCTTTTGGAAATAGATCTAAATCAAATGGCTTTCTAGGAAACTTTCCACGAAGTCCAGCCATAAAAGCGTTTACTCTTCCCATAGCCCATTGCTCTGCACTAGAAACGCTTCCACGAACTGATGAAGGATTAGTTCTGTAGGCTCCTATGCCACGATTATAAACTTGTCTTAGTGCTCCTACTGTAATTCGGCTATCGCCTTCTTTATTTTTATTATATGCATCTGCTAACTCTTGTAGTCTTGCTGCAGAAACCTTTTCCATTTCGTATTCGTCATACATCTTTTCATTATCAATTGGCTCAGAAGATACTCTTAAAGAACTAAAAGGCTTTACAACACGTCTATCAGTCCTAGTTCTCTTGCCATTTTCATCTGTTGCGTAGACTCTAATTACTGCTACTGGATTATCTGAAGATGCTTCAACACTTTCGTTAGTTCCAGGAAGTTTAACTTTTCCAGAACGCTCTACTCTTTCTACAACTCCATGAGCAGACTCTGTTTTATCTGGTGGTTTTGGAACTGCAAAAGTAACATGATTTCCAACAGATACGCTTTCTGCTTTTTCTACACTATCTGATTTACCAACAGGAACGCAGTTAGGAACCATACGCCCATCTTTTTCTTTCATTCCTTGCTGAGTATATCCTACCCAACATGCTTTTGTCATATTGTCCCATTTGTCCATCTCTTCATCATCTGATTGATAAGATTTTGAAATATCTTCATCTGAAACATCTTCTGACTTATACATATTATCATGGCCCTTGCAAACTTTCATATTGCATCCGCCCTCTGCCTTACATTCCATACATCCATTACACTTGCAATCTTTGGTATCTGCCATCTCTGCCTTGTCCATTAAGCATACTGGACAGTTTTCACAGTTTACATTTAACTTTTTACATGTAGGGCATCCACAACCTTCATATGCTTTATCTAGTGATGATGTGGTTGCACAAGAATGTGATTTACCAATTGAATTATCATATGCATCCATACCATTGTTTTTGTTTTCCATTGAATGGTTTTCTATATCAATAACTTCAGCGTCATTATGCATCATTCCAATACTATATGCAGTTGGCTCCCAGCCATCTTCTTCTTCTTTGTATATTCTTACAGACATTGCAGGATTTTCTGGAGGCATTGACTCAAGTGCATATTCTGATCCAGGGGTTCCTAATGTTCCACCCTCTGTCATAATATGTTCTACCATACCATGAATCATTCCTTCTTTAGTCATGCCCATAACGAAGTCACCTTCTTTTATGACATGCATAGACTTGCCAATATTTCCTTCGCTTCTATTGATAGCGTAAATTTGTCTAGCAGCATCTGCCCTTGTCTTGTGGCATCCCATTACTTCATTTGTACCTTCTTTTAAAGCAGGGTAGCCAGAACATCCATAAGAACCTTTTGCTCCAACACGATATGGCATAGTAAACCTCCTAAAGTTTATATAATGATTATATCAGACTTTGCGCTGAAGCAGGCGTACGATCTCAAATAGAGACCATCTTTCCTGCTTAGACAGGGTTTTGACCTCTTCTTTATCCAAAGCCTTTAGTGTAAGTGTAATGGTTGGATCAGCAGTAAATAGGTCTAAGTTAATAAACCCCTTTTCCCATAGGTTCATTACCTGAGAATTAACATCATGCATATGCTCTTGATACAATTCTGGCATTATTTCTTTAATTTTCGGAGTAAAAGAATATAGTAGTTCTCCAGTATCGTTATCCACAGCAGCAACTTCAAGTCCACCATCAAGGATAAGTTTATTAATCATCTCGCTGTCTGAATAGTCTTTCACTTTATAAAGTTTTCCAAATCTTTTCTAGTTTTTGCTCCAGTAAATCTATTAACTTCTTTACCATCTTCAATAAGAATAAAGGTTGGGATTGATCTAACTTCAAACTTTCTAGCAAGTTCTCCTGCAGAATCAACATCAATTATCTGAAACTTAACATATGATTGATCTCTGTTTAATTCTTCAACAATTGGCCTTACTTTTTTACAAGGATTACACCAATCTGCTGTAAAATAATAAACTTGTTTCACTTACCAGACTTCTTTCTAGCCTTTTCAAGTGCGCCAAAATCTTTTACCTTGGTATCACCCATGTATCCCCAAGCATATCCATCATTAATCATCTTATCATTAAGAGACTCTGTATCTTCATTGACATAGATCCAACCTAAAATTCGACCATACTTTTCAGATGAATCCATCTTTTCGGTCTTAATTACAACAGACTTAGCATCTTTTAGATGCTTCTTAAGATACTCTTTTGATTCAAGGCCAAGAGCCTTCTCCTTAAGATCTTTTGTACGAGACTCAGGTGTATCAATACCAGCCAGTCTTACACGGGATTGAAACAGAATATCAAACCCTAAATCAATAAGAACGTCAATGGTATCACCATCAACTACATTTTCTACTTTACGAACATAATACTGATACATTAGTAGTCTTTCCCCTTTGCTTTGTTTTCAATTAACTTATCACGCTCATCAATGACGGTAAGCATAAATGCCATCATCTTGGCGTATCCTTCTGAATTATCCATAATCTTGTTATAGTGGTGACCACAAAACATTAGGTCTCCATTTAGACCAGTTATCTTTACAAGGGCTTCTGCTGCACAGGAATCACAGCGGTCAGTTGCCTTAAGAACCCACTCTTTTTGTACAACTTCTTCAGTAATCATTGTATTCATAGTATACCGCTACTTTCTATTGTCAGTTTTATAAAATCCAGAACCGTTAAAGATTGTTTCTACTACTGAGTATACACGTTCCAGCGGTAGAGTGCAAGTCTCACACTCATACCCTGGATCGTCTTCTTTAATAGACCTTTGCTTTATGATAACTTCTTCACAGTTTCCTGTGCATTTGTATTCATAAATAGGCATTACTTACCTTTTAGTGCCTTTAATGTTGCTTGATCAACAATGCCTGTTACTGGAAGCCCTGACTTTTTTTGAAAATCTTGAACAGATTTTGCAGTTCCTGGACCGAATGATCCATCTGCCTTAATGCCAAGAAGACTTTGTACAGCCTTTACTGCAGTACCTTTTGAACCATTCTTGAGTGGCTTAAACGCTGCAGGAGAAGCCTTCTTAGCCTTTGCTACAGGTGCTGTTGCTTCAGTTACTACTCCAGCCTTTGATAGCAATGGAGCGTTTTCTTCTCCAGCATAAACTGGTCGTCCCCAACCGACTACTGCATTTAGAATTCCTTTTTTATTTTTTACGTATGCACGATTCTTTTCTACGCACATTCCGCCATTGCGCTGGTCTCCCTTTGCAGTTCCTGAAGTATTGCCTTCAATAACTTGAATTGTTCCATCTCCATTGTTCTTAATACAAAGACCAACATGTGAAATACGATTTACACCATCATCTGGGAAATCAAAAAAGATCCAGTCACCTGGAGTTGGATCATCATTACGAGCATCTGCCCAACGATTGTTTTTCTTAAACCAGTCTGCTGCTGCAACAGTTGAAGCAGTCTTTGGGTACTTCTTTGGATCTAATCCAGATGTAAATGCTGACCATGAAACAAATGACTGGCACCATGGTTGAAAGTTTGCTCCTGTCCACTTGCCATACTTTGTTTCATTATCTTTTGGACCTTCAATGGTTCCAATTTCTTTTTTCGCAACTTCAATAATTGCTTCTACTGAGCCTTTGACAGCCATATGTAACCTCCTAAAGTTAGTATTTCAATTATAGCATTAAGCAGTCTTGCTTGTCAATCTATTATGAGTTCTTATCCTGTGACAGTTTGCACATACTACTTCACATTTTGCTATTTCTTTTTTTATTGCTGCCCACGAAAATCCATCGTGAATCATTCTAGATATATTGTATTTTTTATTATGCAAGTGATCAAAATCTAAAACTATGTGATTGCCTTCTCCGCAGTCAACGCACCCACTAGCCTCTTTAATTTCTTTCAGACGCTGCTTGAATTGTTGTTTATTAAAAACTGCCAATTCTTTCTCTGACATAGATCTTAATTATACACCTAAATGTAAAGCCCTACACAGGCATTCCAGGCACTTAAGCCACGGTCTCATATAGTTGGGTAACTAAACCATCTCTAAGGTCCTGTGTAGGGACTATCTATATTATATTACTTGATTTCAATAGTTTTAGGCTTCTTATCTTCTGGAACAATACGCTCTACGTTAATGTGTAGCATACCGTCCTTCATATCAGCGCCTGTTACTTCCATGTATTCACCAAGAGCAAATGATCGTGTAAACTTACGACCAGCAATTCCTTTGTGAACTACTTCAGCATCCGTTACCTCTACAATATCACCCTTGATAATAAGAGTTCCGTTGTCTACTGAAACATCAATATCTTCTTTGGTAAACCCTGCTATTGCTAGAGAGATTCTATATGTATCTTCATCTAGTTTAAGAAGATCATATGGAGGATAGGATTGTGAGTTTGTTTTGTGTGCTGTATTGAGACGGCTTAGTTCTCTATTAAAGCCAATAAAAAAAGGATCATTAAAAAGATCCATTGCAAATTGTGTTACCATTTTATTCCCCTTTCAAGCGAATAAGTTAATGTACCCCCGAAGGCAGTACAAATCTATTATATCATAATTGGAGCAGATAGCGAGAATCGAACTCGCACATTAACCTTGGCAAGGTTACGCACTACCACTATGCAATATCT